AGAATGATGAGTAGTGGAGAATCAAGTGTTTGGGAAGATTTAGAGGATTTAGTTTACGAAAACTGTAATAAAAACACTCTTAACTTTGACGAATATGAAACAAAACATGGTGTGGACTTACTAAGAGAAAACCTAGACATAAAAGGTATATTGAAATGTATAACTTTATTAAATAAGGAGAACCTTGATGATACTGAATAGAAAAAACCTAGAAATAATTTTTAACTACATAGAATCTCAATTAGCAGAGGAAGATATAGGAGAGTTTGATGAAGAAACTCCCATATTATCAGCAGTTGAGAGAACCATTGATATGTTTGAAGATGATAAACAAGCCTATCAAGATGTTTTAGGGGGTGAATGATGACAATACATGAGCGAAAACAAGCAGTTAGTGGACAAATGGAGTTATTTGAGCGATCATTTACAACGGAGGAACAAGAAATGACGAAAGTGTGGCGAAAGAACGAGTGGGAAAAATCATTTAAAACAAAGGATGGAAAGTTAATAGACTTCCGTCCTCCTAGATACTCAAAAGACCATAGGTTCAAGCTGTTCGTAAGAAGATTGTATGATTCAAACAAGAGTACAAAAATCTTTTCAGTTATTTTAGAAAAAACTATGGTTTCGTACACGAAAAGTACGCAGAGCAGGAGCGGTTAAATGAAAAGACTTAGAAGAAAAGCCTGGTTGGATGTAAAACAGGCAACAACATTAATAACAGCCATCAATGAAAACCAAATGCACGACCTTCTTCCTTTTCTAAGGGTGATGGAAGCGGTAGAGAAAACAAGTTTTGGTTCTTATAGGCTTTGTATAGATTGCCCATCAGACAGTCAGCCAAGAATCGCCAACAAGTTGGAGGATTCTCTTGGTGTTTCGTTCACTTGGTATGAGTACGACATTGAAGAACCACAAAACATGAAGGCCTTGCAGGATAAGTGAACCACCTAAACGATTTTTTTACCCCAATAGAACTAACTGATGTTGAATTATTGCGGGTTTTTGAAAGTTTAAAAACGCAGAATCATGTCTCTATGCGCTTGGTTTATTCTGTTTCTGATGAACTACTTAGTAGAGGTTGGCAAAAAACTGATACAGAGGAGTGGTCTTGGAAAGGATAGTTTATATTGTTTCCTCAAAAACAGCTTCTTCGGCTTCTATCAAGGGTTTATAGTCAGCAAGCAAGCCATCTATTTTTTCCCTAAGTTGTTTTTCTGACAGGGCCTCAAGCGTCCCAGTTCTGATTTCTTTTCGTTCTACATATATTCCGGCCGCACGCCCACGTTGCACTTCAGCGGAGACAGCAGCGGTCAGATTGCCCCTCTCTATCGAAAGGTCTCTTATTTCTGCAAGTTTCCTTATATGTCTGCCAAAAGTCACATCATATTTAGACTGGACCTCTTTTTCGAGTTCTTGTATGTACCTGACAACAAGTGGGTATTTTCTTGGGTTAGTAAGTTCAGCCGCTTTTACTCCCGCACTTCCTTTTGCATAGCCCGCTGAAATGGCACACTCGGATTTTGTTTTTGTTCCATCATTGTAAACGAGTTCCCTGGCAAACCTCTTTTGATTATCGGTAAGCCATTTTTTCCCTGATGGGTTGTTAGATACACCTTTTGTCATAGTTGTAAAAGTACACTAAAAACACCAAAAACACACTAAAAATTAACTTACCTTTATTTACCCTTTTGTAAGTGCTTGTTTTATATATACTTTTACAGAGCAAAACATTAGACGGACTGTTTTGACTTACCTTTTTTACCTTGCTTTTAGCGTAAAACACTCTGTTTGTTGTCTCGAAACAACGCTTTTCCTTAGATTGTTAGATGAACATTAGACGGACCATATAACATTGAAAACCCTATAGGGCTTATTTCACAGAAGAATTAGACCACATTAGACGGAATCTGTTGGCTTCTCGTTATAGTTTTTTTCTCTGAAAAAGCTAGGAATCCATATTAGATATAATGTTTGGATAAAAAAGGGGTGTATAGGGTTTTACATATTAGCTTAGACACACATTAGACGGACTCTTTTTCATCTAATGTTTTCCTTGGTCCCCGGACCCTCTTCCAAAAACCTATTTTATGGGAGGGGTTGACATCTTATGGGATCTATGCTATACTAGAGAAAAGGCCCAGCCTTTGCGTGATCTTTAACAACTAGACTCTAACGAGAAAACTTAATCTTAATTGATTGGTTAGGACAATTCTGTCCGAAGCCATTTAATTAATAACAGGAAAAAATATCATGATTAAAAATCAAAATAAAAATTGGTTCGAGGTTAGTAAAGAAGGACTAAAGCAATTATTAAATGGCAGAAGCCGTACTTTCGCAATCGCTGAGTTACTTCAAAACGCATGGGACCAAGATATAACGGAAGTAAGTGTTGAGATTGAGAAAGACACTAAGTCTAGGGCATATCGTGTTTCAGTTACTGATGACGACCCCAACGGCTGGCAAGACATCTCAGACGCATTTACTTTGTTTAAGCCTAGCAACAAGAAGGCCGACCCAACAAAACGCGGTAGGTTCAACTTAGGCGAGAAACTGGTTTTGGCTGTATGCAAAGAAGCCAAGATTGTTTCAGTCAACCACGCAGTCCTTTTCAATAAAAACGGAAGGCGTTTGTTGAAAGAGCGTGTTCCAAAAGGCTCAACCTTTTCGGGCTTGCTAAGTTTAAATAAGGGGGAGATCAAAAAGTTTGAAGACTATGTTCAAACATTTTTGGTTCCATCCAACATCAATACTTATGTCAAGATACTTGGCGAAGAGTTGATGTTAGAGCCTCACGACTTAATCCATGAGTTTGACATTCAGCTACCCACAGTCATTTCAGATGTAGACGGTAATATGAAAAGAACGACTCGACAAACTGTTGTTCAGTTGTTCGATCCGTTCCCAGAAGAAACGCCAACTATTTATGAAATGGGTATCCCGGTAGTTGGGCTTGATTCGGGGAAGTGGCACATTAACGTGCAACAAAAAATCCCCTTGAACATGAATCGAGATAATGTTACTCCCGCATACCTTTCTCAACTCCAGGTTTCTGTTTTAAACGAAACGGTAGGCCTGCTTGATGATGAAGACGTTACTGAAAACTGGGTAACACAAGCATCGGGAGACGAGAGGTGTAGTGACGAAGCTGTAGAAAACGTAGTGACTTCAAAGTACGGAGAAGATAGGGTTAGTTACGACCCGTCTGATCCAGAAGCCAATATGATAGCAGTATCAAAAGGTTATACCCTTGTTCATGGTGGAAGCATGAGTTCTGGAATGTGGAAAAACGCCAAAACGTCTGGCGCAATTCGGCCTTCCGGGCAAGTGACTCCTTCTGGAAAGGCTTACAGCGAAACCGGTAACCCTGTAGATGTTGTTGACGAGTCCCGGTGGACCTCTAACCAAAGATGTTTTGTCGAGTATGCTAAAAAACTGCATCAAGACTTAAACTTAGGATCATTAGAAGTTTGCTTGGTAGACGTGGACAATTTTGAAGGGGCTTACAGCCGCAATAGTTTGCACATCAATGTTAATCTAGGAAACACTTGGTTCAGAGAATCTAATTTCGAGAAACAAGTAAGTTTGTTGTTGCATGAGTTTGCACACTATTACAACTCTAATCACCTGAGTGGCGGCTTCCACGAGGCCATCTGCAACCTCGGCGCAAAACTAGCAATACAACTAGGGGCCGAGCGACGATAAGGCCCAAAACCAAGAAACCCACATCACTAACCCGGTGTGGGTTTTTCTTTGTCTGAGACCACCGAAATCAACCGGTCCAAATAAAACCGGGCCTTTTTCAAATCCTCCACTGGTTTTCCCTTGAACCTGTACCGCAAAAGATACTTAAAAATGTTCCCGAGCAAGTAACCAACAAACCCTTGGTCCCCGATCCCCGCTTCAATAATATCAATCGCTTGCATCTTACCTTTCTTATAATGCGGTGGCTCGTTGACCATATCTTCTTTTTCTACACCGTCCATTGTTCTATATCCAACCTTATTTTTTGTTTTATGTATTCAGGTGCAGCAATTTTTATCCATTCATCTGTTGGAATGGTTCCAGGTTTTAGTAGTTTTAGGCATAAAACATCTTTTCTGGTTAGTTTGTATCTATGAAACAAACTTTTTTCAGTTAGAAACAGCACTAAGTATTCTCTCGAAAAAAGAGCGGCGTTTGCTCACCCATATACGAACCGACCACATTAAACTCCATGTGCTCGACTGCTTCTTCATAACTCATGTCTCGTCTGAGAACCTCGACGCACTTCTCATAACTGTAAACCGCTCGAGGTGGCCCCCATTCAAACACCACGCCCATGAAGGCCTCTTCAAAGCCGTCCGCCACCAGTACGGAGTCTTCCGATTCCTTTAGGTACTCCGACCACTCCTTCAAGCGTTGCTCGTTTGGGTGCATCATTTTCCTTGCACCAAACCAGCGCCAATCAAAAACAACAACAACGCCACCGAAAGAAGGGCGAAAGAAGCCTCGACAAGGGCTTTGTATAGCCTTTTAATCATTGAAAACTCTCCTCAAACCTTTGCTCTGCAATCTTTACTTTAATATCGTCTCGGTCGTCATCGGCATGAAGACTGTGTTCGCTCGAAAGTTGGTCTATCTTCTTATCCAACAAACCCTTCTTATCCTCGCGATCAATGTCTTCATAAATCAGTTCCATAACATAGTCAACGTAATCGTTACTCATCTTTTTCTCCCATGTAAACAGCTTTCGCTCTGTTAATTAATAAGTCCTGGACATCGGGATCGGGGCAGTTGTTTGGATCACGCCAAGACAGTTCCCCGGTTTCTTCGTTCTTACTGAAAACAACTCTTCCTCTTCCCCAACCAAGATACACGACTCCGCCACCGTTTTGATTGTAGATAACCCTTGCGCCATTAGGTGCTTTACTCATCACACACCCTCCTTACCTAGTTTTGTCAACGCCTCGCACTCTTCTTTTGTTGGCATCGCTAACCGATGCAGTGTTTTTGAGAACCGTTCAAAGTCTTCGTGAGCCTTGCTGTAAAACTCTTCTTCAACGATAGGGTCCAGTGATTTTAATATAATATCAGTCATTGTGGTTCTCCTCCGTCAAGTCTTTTATTAATTCCTTGCTCACGACGCTAAGATTCTTACTTAGATCAAATATTTCTCCATTAGCAATGTCCACAATCTTTCGGTCCTCAAACCTAAGAGGACTGTTCTCCGCATGGGAAATCGTAATAAGGTCGTGCATATCATTGCTTTCCGCATATATCTCCATACAACCAACCTTAATTCTTATGTGGTGTTCTCGTTCATCAATTTCGCATTTATCAGTCATTGGTTTGCTCCTTTTTAGCAATTAAAACTTAGTAGAGCACCCCCCAGTTACCATTTCTCAATGAAGGGGATGCCCCCTGCACAAATAGGCATCATTCAGGCCCTTTGTGCATTTATTGTCTATACACTATACACAACACTCCCATAGAAACAACTATTTTTTGAATTTAATCATGTCCACGTTGCCGTCTTTAAGAAAATCTTCCCAAGCGTCGTCGTTAGCCCCGGGCTGAGAGAACAAATCAAACCACTCGTTCGCCTTGGCCGCGCCCTCAACTTTCTTCAACCGGTTCCAATCACGGTTGATAAGTCTTCTGACATACTCACTCGAACTTCGCCAACTGTGATGAGACAAAACGTCCAATCGTTTCTTCTCTTCCTCGGTCATGCGAATGTTAAGTTGAGCCGTTCTCTTCTCTTTCTTCTTTACTCGAACCATTTTTTTACTTCTCCTAAAACTTCGTTTGAAATACTAACCTTTTTCTTAAGTGCCTCTAAAATCTTCTCATCTATGGTCCCAGGGCAGACCAAATCTATATAAGTACAACTTTTGTCCTGTCCAATTCGGTGGATTCTGTCTTCCGCTTGAATCCGCAACTCAAGATCATAACTGTTGCAATAAAAAATCATGTAGCTTGCCTCTGTAAGCGTCAGACCACGCCCTCCTGTGTGCGGGTTGGAAACAAAAAACCTCAATGGACTGTTCTTGTCCTGAAAATCCTCCAAGATTCTCTCCCTTTCCCCATTGGGAGTCTTTCCATAGTAGGAAGCCACACTGTCTTCCCCATAAACCTCAGCGATGGCCTTGGTCAACGCTTCTATGTCCGTTTGAAACACGGCAAAGATGATCGCCTTACCCGAGACCTCCTCTAATACGCTCAACGTTTCTTTAATGCGGTTGTTGGGAAGCAGTACCAACTCTCCGCTTGGCGAACGCAGACTGCCCGCGACCACCTGTTGCAAGCGCATCAACTGAGTCAGCACAGTTTGGGTGGTATACACCTCGTCTCGCAGTATCATCAGCGCTTCTTTTTTCATCTGTTCGTAGGCCTTTTTCTGTTCCTTAGTCAGTTCCACCTCTCTTCTCATGTAAACTTTCTCGGGAAGATCAAGACACTTGTCCTTGGTATAGCGGACCGAGAACTCCTTTAATAGTTCTTGCAGTTCTTCCGTTCGATGAAAGCCGATCACTTCTTCAAAGCTGTGCGAGCCAAGACGTCTTTGTTTGGTGATCGCATACCGTGCCTTGAAGGCCCAAAAACTTTTAAAGCCCAACAGTAAAGGGTTTAAAAAGGCGCACTGTGAATACAGATCAAGAGGGGTTTTAGTCACAGGAAAGCCGGTCAGTATTCTTTTATAAACCGCATCTCTCGACAATGCGAGTAGGTTTTTTGTTCGTTTGGCTTTGGGGTTCTTTATAAGGGTACTCTCATCGACTGCCAACATAGTCTCGTGCGCCAAGATAAACGCTTTGGCAAACTTTAACCCTTTTTCCGTGGAAAAGGCTTCAACATTCATCGTTAGAATCTCCAGTTTCTCGGGGTGTTCTTCCAAAACCATTTCGCAATAGGTCCGCTTCCATGTTTGTGTGTGGTTCGGTTGCCACACCAACACAGTGGTAGGGATTCTGCTTGGCAAATGCCTGGGTATTTCTAGTTTGTCCCAATTTCTTAAATTTCCTTTCGGTGTTACAACCAACAGCGCGTCAATCTTGCCGGCTTCGTAAAGTATGGCGGCATTATCAAGAAGAACCTTTGACTTGCCCAGTCCCATCTCTAAAAACAGAGCAAACTCCTTACGGTGTGCAGAGCGTCGCAGTGCTTTTTCTTGGTGCTTATAGGGTTCGGTTTGGTATACGTAGTTCTTCATTCTCTGTCCTTTTTCTTATATTATTCAACTTATAGTTTTTTATTGTTGACAAGATAAGTATAGCGGGTATATACTTATAGCGCAACCTGAAAATGATAAGGAGTTTGCTTTGAAAAATAAAAGAACAACGGACGAGAAAACAGTGGATATTATTGATCTATTCGAGACAGCAGTCGAGAAAAAAGTCACCCGACTTGATGACGAAGGCCTCAAAACCCTCAGTAAAAAGATGGAAGAAATGCTACACGTAGGCGGCACCATAGGCAATGCCGAAGAGAAATTAAAACAACTTAAAGAACAATACAGAGACCTCTCTGAAGACGTTATTCCTAACATGATGCGCGAAATGGGCATCAGCGACATACGCATGGACGACGGTTCTCGTATCCTGGTGGACCCTTTTTATTCTGCTCGTATCACAGAGAAAAGCAGAGCGGAAGCGCACCAATGGCTCCGTGATAATGGCCTAGGAGACCTCATAAAAAACACAGTAAGCGTTGCCTTCGGTAAAGGCGAAGACGACCTTGCGCTACAAACAATGGACACCCTTGAAAAACAGGGATTTATGCCTAACCAAAAGGAGGCAGTCCACCCATCCACCCTCAAAGCCGCTGTAAAGGGGCTTATTGAAAGTGGCGACGCCGCGTTCGACAGCGGTGTGCAGAAACTTTTTTCTGTATACACAGGTCAACGCACAAAAATAACTAAATAACAAAAAACAGAGGATAAAGAACGTTATGACAGTAAAAAAAGAGAATGGTAGTAAGTCTACTAAAAACACCCTTTCCGCATTGTTCGAGAAGCATGCAGGTCAGGGACATGGAGAAATAACCGCGGAGGATTTAGTCACACCGCGCATACAAATCATACAAGCACAGTCTCCCGCGCTAAAGAAAACAAAGCCCGAGTATCAACCCGATGCCCGAGCAGGAGATTTCTTTTTCACCGGAAACAGTTCTGTACTAGATGGGGACGAAGGATTTTTATTCCAACCCTGTTGGTATGATCGTAACTATGTTGAATGGAACACGAGAGAAAGCGGAGGCGGCCTGGTTGCCGTTCACCCTTCCGACTCGGACATCATTTACAGAGCCGAGCGCGACCCGCAGTACCGAGACATTTTAACGCACTCAGACGGACGCACTACACAGCTAGTAAACACAGGCAACCACTACGGTTTCCTTGTTGTTGATGGCATGTCTTACCGTTGCGTGATTAATATGTCCGGGTCGCAGTTAAAAAACTCGAGGGCTTGGAACAACATGATCCACTCCCAGTATGAGATAGGAAAAAGCGGGAAATTCAGTCCCCCTTCTTACGCTTACTTTTACCGGATCACCAGTAAAGAAGAGTCCAACGATAAAGGCTCTTGGTACGGTTGGAACATCGCAGTTGATTCTCTCTTAAAGGAAAAAATTGACTTTGAGCAAGGCCAAGAGTTCGCTGAGTTCTGCTCGGAAGGCGGCATGAAACCACAGTTGGCTAAACCACCCACAGAAAAGGCCCCCCTGCTTACAAAAGAGTCTGATAAGGACTGGGAATAAGCGGCGGACAGAAGCCCCACGAATAACTATGCTTTTCGTGGGGCTTCATTGAGGGGCAACATGAGTAAACTAGCAACAGATTTTATGGCGGTTTTTTCCGGTTTGGAACGAGCATACGGCATCTATCAGATACAAGGCACCAAAGAGACAGCAAAAGGCACTAAGAAGGACGGCAGAGGACGTACAATACAAGAGCCTTTGACCCTGGTCCACTGGCAGAATCACCTAAAAGGAGAGACTTCAATCGGAGTCATCCCACTTAAAGACGATGAAACCTGTCAATGGGGTTGTATTGACGTTGATGAATACCCGGTTGATATTGACCACCTACAAAAAGTTATTAAGGACATGCAACTGCCCTTGGTCCCCTGTATGACCAAATCGGGCGGTGTGCATTTGTTCCTGTTCACCAATGAGCCGGTGCCTGCTATCCGCTTTAAAAAGAAACTCGACGAGATAGCGGCGGCAATGGGGAGAACCAAAGACGAAATCTTTCCCAAGCAATTTCAATGGTCCAAGCAGGTGGAACAAAACAAACAAACAGGGAACTGGCTTAACATGCCTTACTTCGGTGGCCGCAACACAACGCGATATGCCATAGACGAACAGGGAGAAGCCCTCAATCCCAGCGAATTTATTAAACGGGTCAAGGACAAAGCTGTGACTGAGCAAGAACTTGATCGAATCAAACCCATAAAGAAAAGTCGAAAAGCGAACAACGGGGAGGGCTCGGAAGGGTCTTTCTGGGACCACGCACCACCATGTCTGGTACACATGAAGCTAAACGGGATACCTGAAGGCACCCGCAACGACGCCCTCTTTTCCTACGGAGTGTTGTTTAGAAAACTGCACCCCGAAAGTGAGGAATGGCGCGACAAACTTCAGGAAGCGAACAAAACAGTATGCCACAAGCCCCTGTCGCATGCTGAACTGAACGCTTTAATGAATAGCCTAGAGAAATCTGACTATCATTATAAGTGTACCACACCACCTTTGGTGAATCATTGCCAAAGCGGTGTGTGCGTGACAAGAAGGTACGGCATTGACCCCTCTGAACAAGAGGTCAATCTGACCGGACTCAGAAAGTATCTGACGGACCCTCCCTTATGGCATTTGGACGTGGAAGGAGAGACCCTGGTCCTCGAAACGCGAGAACTCCACAACTTCTCTTTGTACCAACAAAGAAGTATGGAGGTGCTTAACAAGTGTCCCCCTGACATTAAAAAGAAAGACTGGGTAATGCGGCTCAACGATCTGTTGCGGAGTGTGCAAGAAATTGAAGTGCCCCCCGACATGACTAAAGCCGGACTACTACAAGACGCCATTGAAGAGTTTTGTAAGAACCGAGAGTCTTCTGCCCGAGTGGCTATACTGGCAGGCGCTGTGTATAGAAGTGAAGAGACCAAACCACACGAATGGTGGTTTCGTGGCAGAGATTTGGTAAAGTACATTAAAGAGTTTAAAGGCATGAAAGCAATACGGGACGCTGAGATTTTTAACGAGTTGAAGGAACTGGGGGCTTACACGGCGACGAAATATATAGACAAAGGGGCGGGCGCTACTTCCATCTGGGTTCTCGAGACACCGGAAACCGCTGCCCTAAACGTCAGCGCTAAAGACTTCAAACTGAACACGCCTGCGAAGGATTGGGAAGATGAATAAGGAACTCCATTCGACCAAATACTTTGGACCCCCTGGAACCGGCAAAACAACCACACTACTTCGACACATAGAGCAACACATAGACGAAGGAATTTCTCCTGAACGCATTGCCTTTATTTCTTTCTCGGTCAAAGCCGCAGAGGAAGGAAAGAGCAGAGCCCGAGCCCGTTTTGGCTTAGACAAAGACGAACTGACTTACTTCTGCACCAGCCATGCTTTCTGTAAAAGAGCCATGGGCATTACTCGTGTCATGGAAGGTCTTGATATTAAAGAGTTTTTAGAAACCTATAGCTTTCCCTTGACACAACACTACTCAGGCAACACAAGAAAGTCTTTGGAAGCCATGCTAGAAGACCCCTACTTCCAAATTATTGAGAACGCCAAAGCGAACTGCCGCAGCGTTTCAGTAGAGCGCCTAAACACCAACGTTAAGACACGACAAAGAGTGGCGCCTTCCTTGCTCGAACCCTTAGCCAAAGCCTGGGGAGGGTATCGAGAAGAACAAGGCATCTTTTCTTTTGCCGATATGATTATTGAGTTTCTTACAAAAGGAAGAGTCCCGCCCTTGGACGTACTAATCATTGATGAGGCACAAGACTTAGCCGAACTAAATTGGCGTTTGATAGAAAAACTCATGTCCGTGGTCCCCGTTACTTACATCGCGGGCGACGATGACCAAGCCATCTACGAATGGAATGGTGCTAGACCCGACCGGTTCATTGCCATGCAGGGCGAGACCGTGGTCCTTGATCAATCGTATAGAGTGCCCAGACAAGTACACAAACAAGCCGAAAGAATTGCTCGCCGCATACAAAACAGACAAGAAAAAAGATACCTGCCTCGAGAACACGAGGGAACATTGTCCCACCTACACTCGGTCGATGTACTACCCCTCGAAGAAGGCCAATGGTTGATCCTTGCGTCTTGTGACTACATGTTAAACGGCGACGGAGAAGGCTACAGTTCAAGACGAACCTTGATTGATCGTGGCATCCCTTTCTCACACAACAGCTTCCGCTACATTCCTCTGCCCATGATTGAAGCCATTGATGGTTGGAAGAAACTGAACGCAGAAGAAACCAAAATCACAGTGGGGGAACTGGAAAGCGTGTATCGGTTTCTGACCAAGAGCGAAGTCAAACGCGGCTTCCTTAGTGCCCCAGGAAAGGACGAGGAAAAAGCAAGAAAGCTAACCCAACAACAAGTAGTGGAACTTTTTGGTCTGCACGAAGAGTGTTTAGGAAAAACCTGGCAAGAGGTTTTTACAAGAAGAATTAACGAGGAACGGAGAACGTTCATTAAAAAAGCAACCGATAACAAAGAAGACTTAAGGGGCGAACCAAGGGTAGCATTGTCTACCATACACAAAGCAAAGGGGGGAGAAGCTGACAACGTGGCAGTGTTGTTAGACCTATCTCCAGCGCAGAAGCTGAACGCGATGATTAATGCCGACAGCTTGCACAGACAGTTCTACGTTGCTGTGACTAGAGCGCGAGAAAACCTTTTTATTATTAATGCACAAAACGAGAACTTAAAATATGGCGTATAAAATATTTAAACCACCATCAGAATGGACACCCCCTGACATCTTCCCAATCGAAATCTTCAAAGACGCAGACGAAATAGCCATTGACCTTGAGACACGCGACCCTAACCTAAAGTCCAAGGGCCCCGGTTATGTGAGAGGGGACGGAGAAGCCGTAGGCATATCAATCGCTTGCGACGGCTATGCTGACTACTTTCCTTTTTCCCATGAAGCCGGGTTTAATTTTCCCAAGAAGCGGGTCATAGACTTTATCAAAGAAATCTGTGCCCTGCCTTGCGACAAGATATTCCACAACGCTACCTACGATGTGGGTTGGTTGCACCGAGAAGGCGTGACCGTTAAAGGACGCATCATTGACACCATGATCGTGGCACCCTTGATTAATGAGAACATGTATTGGTACACCCTTAATTCTCTGGGGCAAGAGTATCTGCAAGAAGGCAAGTCAGAGGCAGAACTAAGACAAGCAGCGGAAGAGTGGGGAGTGGACCCGAAAGCAGAGATGTGGCGACTGCCCTCAGCGTATGTTGGAACGTATGCTGCACAAGACGCCGCACTGACTCTGAAACTTTGGAACCACTTTAAAATACACCTAGAGGACCAGAATCTTTGGAACATATTTAATCTGGAAACAGACCTGTTCCCTGCTTTGTTTAACATGAAGCTAACCGGAGTGAGGGTTGACTTGGAAAGAGCGGATGGACTAAAGAAGCAACTGGTTGCAAAAGAACAGAAGCTGATTAAAGAAGTGGCAAAAGAATCGGGAATTAAAGAAGTCAGGATTTGGGCCGCCACCTCCGTGGCACAGGTCTTTGATGCCTGCAAAATTCCCTACAACCACACTGCCAAAGGCGCACCCAGTTTTACCAAAGGGTTTCTAGCCAGTCAAAAACATCCCGTGGCACAGATGATTATGAAGATCAGAGAACTCAACAAAGCCCACAGCACCTTTATTGATACGATCATCAAGCACGAACACAACGGCAGGATTCATGCCGACATTCGACAGCTTAAAGGAGAGACAGGAGGCACGGTGACTGGAAGGTTGTCCATGAGTAACCCCAACCTACAACAAGTCCCAGCTAGAGATAAAGAAATAGGCCCTTTAATACGTTCTTTGTTCCTCCCGGAAGAAGGACAGAAGTGGTGCTCGGCTGACTTTTCTCAACAAGAGCCCAGGATACTGACCCACTTTGCGTATCGGTCTAAGTACGATGGGGCGGACAGTATTGCTGAAGCCTATATGGCAGGGGAAGCAGACTTTCACCAACAGGTAGCAACCTTAGTAGGCATTGATCGTAAAACAGCTAAGACCATTGGCTTGGGTATCATGTACGGCATGGGCAAAGGAAAACTAGCAGACCAGTTGGGTGTCGATGTGGAAGAAGCCAGCGATATTTTGGTACGGTTCAACACTTACGCACCCTTTGTTAGGCAGATGGCAGACACCGTAATGCGTAGTGCTACCACCAGAGGCTACATTAAAACTTTGTTGGGACGGCGTTGTCACTTTGATATGTGGGAACCACGCCAGTACGGGACAGGCAGACCGATGAAATACAAAGAAGCGATGCACGAATACAACGGTGATATCAAGCGAGCCTTCGTTTATAAGGCCTTGAACAAGCTGATACAGGGGTCAGCCGCAGACATGACCAAGAAAGCGCTATTAGACTGCTACAATGCGTCCTATAAACCCTTACTACAGGTACACGACGAACTTGTGTTCTCTGTTTCCAGTAAAAAAGAGGTGGAGGAGATCGTTAAGATTATGGAAAACGCGGTGGAACTTAATGTCCCGAACAAAGTAGACGCAGAACTAGGAAAAAATTGGGGAGACTCAATGTCTTAAAGTAAATGTTGCTATTGGTCTTATATTTTTATATAATCTAACAGCTTTTATTATACAAGGAGTAAAGCATGGACATCACTAAATGGAAAAGCGTAGCGATACGCACCGACATCGTAGAACTGGCGGAAAAAATTGCAAAGAAAACAGAAAGACCTAAGAGTTATGTGTTTGCCTTTGCGGTTAAGAAGCTGTGGGAAGAAGTAAAAGAAAAATGAAGGACGAAATTCTTTTTAGCTCACCCTATGAGTACCCGGACTTGTCTCAAGAAACAACTGAGACAGGACGGGTTTACGTTGCCGGAGAAGAAAGACTTTCTTCAGTGACAACCATTCTTTCCAAGACAAAACAAGAAAACGACAGCCTACAGAAATGGATTGAGCGTGTTGGCGAGGAAGAAGCAGAGCGTATTCGTAACGAAGCGGCGGCTCGGGGCACTGAAATGCACGAACTGTTGGAACGACAGCTTGTAGAAGGAAGCATTTGGGATTACTACCCAGAAACAGCCGACCAAAAGAGAGCCTACAAGATGGCTTGTACGATCATGGACCAAGGGTTTCCCTCCATTGACCAAGTATATGGCTGCGAGGTTCCCCTCTACTACCCTGGAAGGTATGCTGGCACCGCTGATGTGATTGGCAAGCACTTAGGTGAAGAAGCCATCATGGACTTTAAACAAACCAACACACCGAAGCGGCGTAGAAGCTATGTGTGGGACTACTTTCAACAACTGGCGGCCTACGCTCTAGCGCACAACGAAGTGTATGGCACCGAGATAAGAAAGGGCGTTATTATGATGTGCTCAGTGGACTGCTTTTATCAAGAGTTTGTCCTAGAAGGACGCGAATTTGAACGAGCGGCTGACGCTTGGAACACTCGAGTAGAAAAGTTTACTGCTTCTCTTCTCGAACAGACTGACTCTCAGAAACAGAATCAAGAGTAAGTCCTCTATAAAGATTGTATATATCGGAGAGCTCCTCAAGAGGAAACCTCCTACCGGAAGGAATACCTTCGGCATCCTCTATTGTTTTTGTCACATCATCAAACCTTTTTCGCAGAGGCATCAGTTGCTTTCTGGTCTTTAAGGGAAGGTTTTCTCCTCTTTCTATAGATAACCTTAGTTTTTTACTCAATCTTTTCTTGTCTTCTCTAAGTTTGTCTTTATTTATGTTGAGTGTTTTTGCAGCAGCAAACGTTTTAAACAGCTCCTGGTTAATAAAATAATTTGATCTTTGCATAGCGTCGTAGGCAGCTATGAGTTCTTCCGGAGTGCTTGCCCCCTTGTTATAGACCTGGCGCATGAAGATGTTTTCGGCTTGGTCTGTTTCATTAATAAGACTGGTCAGAGAAAAACTTAAGCTCGAAGTAGGGTTGACTCTATTAACCTTGATTCCCAGAAAGGAAGACACCGCATCCCCCAGTTCCTGTTTATTACCAAAACGGCCATAGGCTCCGGCACCTTCTCGAGAACCACGGATAACTTTACCAAACGCTGGTACAAAACCCGGTGCAGCCTTTTCCAAAAGATAGTTTAAAGTGGCCACATTTCTTGCACCCACGCCTTCAAGGGGAAGGCCTCTTCCTTCAGTCTCATTCCAAATAGGCTTACCCGTAGAACTGTTTCTGTTCTGAAGAACATCGACCATTGCCCTTGCGTAAATGGCCGGTTCTATAAAAGGCTCCATAAATGCTCCGATTGTTTTACCCATAGCCAAAGTTACACTGTCAGCCGATGAACGTCCTTCCTCTTTCCCTAATTGAAACTCTCGCATTATTGTGGGCACCATTCTAGCTAAGTCGTCATAGACCATGATGTAACTGCCATCAATGAAATCAAACCCGCCACCTTCTTTCTCGGTTTTTTTCTCGATAGGAATAATTAAATTATTTTTTGAGAAGTAAGGCAGAAAAAATCTCGATGCCTCAATGTCTTCTTCGTCTGTGTCCGATAGCGCTTGGCCGATAGCTTGGGCCGCGGTCGAAATTCCAAAAGCGGATACCCCATACCCCATTAAGCGGGACCAGCCGCGTTTTTGCACAGCCGTGTTATCTGACATGATTTCTGTCCCAGCAATAGTCATAATGTTTGCACTGGTTCTTACAATCTCTGTTGGGAACGCAATAAAGTTTCCTAAAAAAGCTAAAGAACCTGTCCGCAAAGTT